CGGCGTAGTTATCTTTTAGGAGGCAATAATGGCAAATAAGAAAATCACAGACCTGACAGAACTAACCGAAGCGGCATCTGATGACTATCTGGAAATCGTTGATACCAGTGCAAACGCAAGCAAAAAAATCTCACTTGAGAATTTGACCGGCGGACTTGCCACTTCAACTCATAGCCACGACCACGGCAACCTAACGGGGCTTGGGGATAATGACCATCCGCAATATGTATTGGTTAATGATGCGAAATTACAGAAAATGGCTGCCTTGAACGACGATACTGCCGCCAGTATTACGCCACCGAATGCTCAAGGGTTTTTGCTATATCGCAGGGTTGGTGGCACAACGGGTGCGATTATTTCTTTTGACGCCATTACTGGCACTGCTTACTGTTTCAAAATAGCGGGAAGTGCAGACATTGAAACCAGGACAGGTGCTTTGACCGGCACAACTGGAACGGACGGGAAAATCACCATATCAGCACACACGGACGGGAAAATATACATCGAAAACAGGCTTGGCACAACTCTTTACGGTGGTTACGCTGCCCTGTAAAACTAATAATCGCACAATGAAAGGCAAAAGAAAATGACACTACCAATTGGCGTGGACGTCAGCAAATATCAGGGTGACATAAATTTTGATGTGTTAAACAACAAAGTAAAATTTATCGGCATTAGGGCAACCGTATCTTGGGGCTACGTTGACCCAAAATTCCAACGGAATTGGGCGTTGGCTAAGCTGCCCCGCCTTGCCTATCACGTCATCTATCCAGGTGAAGACGCACGCAGGCAAACAGACCACTTCCTAAGCATCGTAAAGCCTGGTGAACATGACCGCCTTGTACTCGACATGGAACTGGATCACGGCTACAATAAGACGCGCATTACAGACACGCTCGAACAGTGCTTAGTAAAGCTTTGGGATGAAACCGGACGCTATCCTGTCATTTACAGCCGGGCAAGCTGGGTGAATCAATTCCTGGACGTTAGCCGCTTGCCAAAATTGGACTGGTGGCTGGCGGGCTACCGCAAACCGCTGCCTTCTCCGCTTTACACGCCTGAAGCCACCCCACCGCCCGCCTTGCCAAAAGGCGTGGACAATTGGCTCATTCACCAGACCGCCGAACGCGGCAATGGAAGCGCGGTCGGCGTGGTAAGTCATTACGTAGACACCAACCGCTTCAATGGCACGCTGGAAGAGTTGCGTGCCTACTTCGGGCTGGATGAAGAAGTGCCGCCTGAACCAGAGCCGCCGGTTGAAGTTGAAGACAAACTCTTTGATGCGAAAGTAGTTACCACTCCGCCTAACCGCCTGAAGACGCGATTTACTCCGGCTGGCTTAGTACGCCCTGAAGCGGACTGGCTTCCATCTCAGGCGATCGTGCCGGTCTACGAGACACACTCGACCGGCTGGTGGAGAGTTGCTGACGCGGCTTGGTCTTCTACCACTTATTTGAAACGAGTTGACGACAATCCGTTGCCGCCTGTCACAGAGAAATACTATGGCGCATTGTACTGGCAACGTGACCCACGCTGGAAGGATAAGCCGCTTGGCACGTCGGGCACAATCGGCTCTTATGGCTGCACGATGACGGCGGAAACAAACGTGCTAAACCAACTTGGCATTGTGACCAATCCGGTTGCCAATAACGCTTGGCGTACAGCCAACGGCGGCTATCACAATGGCAACTTGATTGTCTGGGAAAAGGTGACAGAACAGCACCCCAGCATTATCTGGGAAGGCAAGACGTGGAATCCAACCGATGCGCAAATAAAGCAGAAAATCGCTGATGGTTGCCCGTTGGTGATGCTGGTTGACCACAACGAAGGCACGCCCGCTCTTGACGAGCATTGGGTGAACAGTATCCCATCCCCTGCTGATGATGATGCGATCTGGATACACGACACGTGGGATAACGCGACCATCCGCTTGCGTGACCGCTACAAGAAACCAATTCAGCAGTTTTCAAGTTATCGGAGGGTATAAATGGCTACAGTAACAAGCGTAGGTTCAGGTGCGTGGGGCACGGCTGGCACGTGGGATACTGGTATCCCTGCTGATGGTGATGACGTTGTAATCGCTTCGGGTCACACCGTTACGTTCAACGTAGACCAATCCGCTTTCACAACCGGTGTGAAAGTCACGATTACTGGCACGCTGACCCACACGACTGCAGCAGGGAATTATTGCCTGTTTGCCAAAACCGGTGCTTCGATTGTTGGGGCTGGTACTTGGAACATTGGCACATCTGGCACGCCTATTCCATTCGCCGCCAAACACACCATCACCGGCGCGGCTGGCTGGTACGTGGATGGAAACGCGGGCTTGACCATGACCGTGTACGGCGCAGAGCCTTCGATAAAGTACGTCAAGCTATCAGGTAATGAAGCAATCGGGCAAACTGAACTCTCGGTAGACACAGATGTGACAGGTGATATCTGGGCGGCAGGTGATAGCGTTTATATTATTTCAGCTTTCAACAGTGCTGAAACGAGAGTTATTGCGGCAGGTGGTATTGCGGAAACAACCATCACTCTCACAGAGGGGCTTGCCGGTAACAGGGTAACTGGCAATTATGTAATTCTGCTCACCAGAAACATCAAAATAATTGCGGTTGGCACGGGCAATCGCACGATTTATCGGGTTGGTGCTACTGGTAACAAGTTGAACGTTGGTGGCGGGGCGTTTATGGGCGTGGCTAAATCAATGTTTGAATCATGCCCTTACATGACCATTAGTGGGGGAGTGTTTATCGGCAATAACTATGTGACAAACAATAGTTCTTATATAACTGTTACTGGGGGAATTAGTTGTGGGCATGGCGTCGCTGGCGGCGTTATTTATAACGCTTCATACTCAAGCATCAACAATTTCTCAGTCATCGGTTACTACCCAAGAGCATTCTATGCTGGGAGTTACAGTAATGTCAGTAATGTGCTGATAGACATGGGAGCTGGAAATACAAACGGCGCTTTTGACTCCATTTCAGACTGGACATTGAATAGTTGTACAGTAATGACAACGCCAGTGGCGCTATATGCATCTAATCGTATTAACGTAATCAACTGTAATTTTATTAGTGGACAGTACAACCTTCGTGAGAATAATGCAATCAAGTTATTCAATACGGTATTATCGGGCACAACCGAGAACCACCCATATGCCAACACGCTTATTGCCACATCGAACACTCAATCCGAAGATCACGATGGCGTGGACGGCGCACTCAAAGCGTGGTGCAAAGGCGGCGTGGTCACATCACAAACATCCGTGAAGCCGACCGGCTATACTCAGGCGTACCTTCTTGACCCTGAAAGCGCAACGTATCCGGTGTTCTTTACCAAGACGTTCACGGTGAGTGCAGGGGAAGTCGTAGACGTGGAAGTGCAACTGCGCAAGGACGCCAGCATGACGTACTTGCCGAGAGTTTATTTGATGGCAAGCATCGGCAACCCACTGGCAGGAGCAACGCCAACCGATTCTTTTACGATGACTAACTCTACTGACACGTGGGAAACCGACACGTTCACGGTAGACAATTCGGCTGGCACATTCGAGCTGGAATATTGCATGTACTTCGTGGCGCAGAACGCAACCGGCAATGCTTATGCCGCTTATAAGATTACGCCTCGCAGCACTGGCACTGGTGGCGGCGCGGTATCTATTCAACCCATTCAAGGGAGTGTGAGATTATGACAGTAAAAACAGGACAAGCATGGGCAGGTACTTTTGTAACGCTTGACGCTACAGGCGCATTGGCGGCTGGCTCGCCAGCAGGTGCGCTCTACGTTGACGGCGTAGCAGACGCGGCGGCGGTCACTATCACGGGCAGCAACCCTTACAAGTGGGCGGTCACGCTGCCAACGCTTACAGCAGGGCAGCGCGTGGACATGTACATCACCGCGACGATTGACACGATTGCTACCGCTGGCATTGTGGCTTCAGCACAGGCAGACACGGTGCTCGTCAGCGATATTGTGGGGGCTGACTCGGACACGCTGGAAACGCTATCAGACCAGTTGGATGCGGCGGCAACGGCATCATCTATAACAGCGCTTGACGGCAAGATTGACACAATTGACAACTTCCTTGACACGGAGGTCGCGGCTATTCTGGCTGACACGGACGAAATCCAGGCTGAACTTGCGGACGGCGGAAGAACTGACTTGCTCATTGACGCAATCAAAGCAAAGACGGATGTGATTCCGGCGTCACCTGCACCTGCCAATGAGTATGATGCTCGGATGACTGCAATTCAGGCTGAAACAGCCGCAATTCTGGTTGACACCGGCACAACTTTAGATACCAAGATCAATACCATTGACGGAATTGTGGATGATATCAAGCTGAAGACCGACCTCATTCCTGCCGCGCCTGCTGAATCTGGCGAATACACGGCGGCAATCGCAGCCTTGCAGACCGACCTTGACAATCCTGACCAGTACAAGGCGGATGTAAGCACGTTGGCGACAAGCGCGGCTCTGGCAACGGTGGATGCGAATGTGGATAAGGTTGTTGACGCTACCACAGGAACAGGCGTTCTGCTCAAAGATGATGCGATTATCGCAATATTCAATGATATTGTCGTTACCGGCTCTTACACCTTTGCTGAACTTATGAAGATTATGGCTTCGGCTCTGGCTGGCGAGTTGAGCGGAGGCGGATCAACCACCCTGACATTCAAGAGCGTGGACGGCGCAAGCGATGTGATCGAGGCGATTGTGGACGCTAATGGCAACCGCACGTCTGTTACATTGACGGTGTAAAGGTGGAATCAACCTATATTCTCATAGATCAATATTGGGGCGGCTCTTATTGGGGCGGCTCTTATTGGGGCGTCATCAACATTGTGCCATTCGATTACGCCGAAATCTGGGATGGCTCGGTTGTAATGAATATGGCAATAGCAGGTGGAGTCAGGCTCAATAAAGAAGTCAATAAAGGCGTAATACTCAATAAAGAGATTACCGACACTTACTCGGAACTGGAGGCTATTTAATGGCTGATACGATTATTCACAATGGCGATGTTGGAACTATTATCCGCTTAACTATCACAGAAGCCGACGAGACCACCGCCGTAGATGTGAGCGGGGCAACTGTCAAAACGTTCTACTTTCTGAAACCCGACGGCACGAAGGAAAGCGTTGACGCGGAGTTTGACTCAACCGGTGCAGACGGCAAGTTGAAATATACAACCATTGCCGGTGACATTGACACCACCGGACGCTGGCAGGTTCAGGCTTACGTTGAAATCGGGGCGGCAAAGTATTACTCCACGAAGACAACGTTCATAGTGCAGAGCAATCTAGCATGAGCGGAACTGTACTGGCTATTGTCAGCGACACCCACGTTGGCTCTTCCACGGCTCTTGCGCCGCTTGAGTTCAATGTGCATAGCAGAAACGATTTTGAGGTTCAGGCTACCAAAGCGAACAAGCTCCAAAAGTGGCTTTACGAATGCTGGACGGATTACTGGGAGCACGTCTTCAAGCTGGCTAAAAAGAAGCGCCTGATTGTCGTGCATTGCGGCGATTTAGTTGACGGCGTGCATCACAATAGTTTGCAGGTCATGAACGAGGTGGAAGATCAAGCTGAAGCGTTTATGGACTTGATGCTGCCTATCATCTCAAGAGCGGACGGTTTCTACGGCGTTCTGGGCACGGGTCCATCTCACGCTGGGCAGGATAACTCCACCGAAGCGATGCTCTATCGGCAACTGGGCGCTATTGAGTTTGGGCAGTCTCTCACGCTTGCGGTTGACGGCGTGATCCACGACTTTGCGCATCATGGCAGGGCTGGAACTCGACCCTGGACTTCTTACGCCGCGAATCTGGCAACTGAGGTTGTTTACGATTATGCCAGTCAGGGCTTGCCGATACCTAACTTTATTTGGCGTGGACATCGCCATGTGATAGATGACTCCGGCAATAAACTACCAGGAACGCGTGCTATCTCATTACCGAGTTGGCAACTCAAAACTTCGTTTGGCTGGCGCACGGCTGGCAACACAGCGCGCTCGGACATCGGCGGCTACATCGTTGTGGACGGACTGCTGGACGATTCGCGCTCACGCTATCGCGGACAGCCTGATCAGCGGAGGATAATCGTAGTATGACAGAATTCGAACTGCTGGAAGAGTTAGCGAGAGAGTTGGCATTACCCGAAATCGAGCCGGACGAAGTGACCGCGCAACTCGTGGCAGACTACACCGGCTGTTCGTGGAGTAAGGCGGCTGCGGTGCTGAAAGCCAAACTCGCCGCTGGCGAGCTTACATCGCGGCAAGTTAGAACGCACAACGGCAAGCCTGCCACCGCTTACAGGAAGGCGCGTTAGTATGCCGCTCTACGTCTACGAGTGCACCGCTTGCGGCAAGCGCTTCGAGTTCTTCCAGCACTACACCGACGACCCGATCACAGTTTGCCCTGACTGCCAAACGCCCACCTTGCGCAAAGTCTGGCAACCGGTCAACGTGCATTACAAGGGGAGCGGTTGGTATGTCACGGATAAGGCGCGGCCATAATATGAGTACAATGTTTACATATGAGCCTTATAATGTGCAAAAAATGGCAAAACGTGTACATAAGGAAGCTATCATGTATTAATAATGGCAAAATTAATACATAAGAACTCATTATGTGCATAAAACTTGGGGTAAAATGTGCAATAACTTTGGGGCTGACAGGGATCGAGTTAGAGCAATGCCCTAACTGAACGTGGTTTCGAGTACCACCAGCTCCACAGCATGAATGCGTAATCAGTCTTGCGAAGACGGGGACAAAAGCAACTTGTGCAAAAAAAGCGCAGGTTGCTTTTCGTTTACCGTTCACATTATCGTTCACTTTATGCGTCGGAGTGAACGATTTATTATTTGGCACGCTTTGGCTTTACGAGTTGGCAGATAGCGCAAGTGTAAAATGTCAGCAGAGACACAAAAAGCACCTTTTTTCGCATTTTGTACGCAAACATATATATTTACCTACATTGCATTATCAACAGGGCTTGAGCGGGCTGGGACGAGTTTTGAAATTGGTCTTGACATTCTGTAATACAATGTAGTAAAATTATACAAACGAGAACAAAGAGAGGCAATATGAAGAAAAGTCCAAAAGGTAATCAGGTTATTATATCGGTAAGACTTCCCCGGGAGTTACTACGAGAAGTCCACCAACGTTCAAACGGCAACCGCAGCGAGTTTATCAGGCTTGCGCTTGCGGAGTACATCAAAAGGAACTGACATGTTCGACACGGCTGACATTAACTTATCACGGATAGACGAACGCAACACAGACCCGCCTTGCCCGCATTGTGGGTCTTTTCATACCGCGCAGAAGGTAGTACCAAGCGAACGCGGCACAGGCCGGCGGACGTACGAATGCCTAAAGTGCGGCAAGACCTTCACCATCAATGTAATGGCTGAAGACAACACAATCCCGTTTTGAAAGGAGCGAGATGAAGGCAGGGTTCAGGATCACACACGCAAAAGGTTTTCACATGACTTTTGAAAACGGTTACACAGTCTCGGTGCAATGGGGGTTTGGAAACTATTGTAGCAACCACTTTAACTTAAAGGCGCTTGACGAAGTAAAACGCTTAGAAAGTCCAGACGCAGAAGTTGCAGTATGGGCTGAAGACGGCGAATTTATCAATGTACCAGGATTCGACATAGACCAAGTTGGTTCTAACTTCACGCCAGAACAAGTATTGGAATTACTCAATTGGGCAAAGGAGCAGAAATGAGCACACTGGACTTGATGTTTGACTTCCTTGTTGGCTTCGCTGTTTTAGCGACACCGCTGGCAATAGGAACAATGATCGTTGAGTTGATCGAATCGAGAAAAAGACGGAGGGCAAAGTGACCGTTCTTATTGAGATGACTTCAAGAGATCCTGACGTGTTCTATCGGCCGAAGCCGAGCACTCACGGAATGCCAACCGAATATTGGAAACTGGCAGGCGAAATAGACACCTTGCAAGCCCGCTACATCAGGCTATGCGATGTAGAGCCACTACCAGTTATTGAGCTTGAAGAAATAGACGACCAGATCAAGCAGTTAGAAAAAATCAAAGCGAAGGTTTATGAACAAGTAATGAAAGGAGCATATTGTGAACAAATCTGAATCAATCCAACTATTAGCAAGTGCCTTATCGAAGGCGCAAGCGGAAATGCCTGCTATCAAGTTTGACAGCAAGAATCCGTTTCTCAAAAACGACTACGCCAGTTTAGGCGCAATCATAGCGGGGGCGCGACCCGTAATCGCGAAGCACGGTCTCTCGGTCAGTCAACTCACTTTTGGCGACGACGGTGTGGCTGGAGTCGAGACCGTGCTCATGCACGCTTCCGGCGAATGGATCAGTAACTCTATCTCAATGCCTATTGGCGAAGAGAAGGGCAAGTCCAGCGCGCAGGTTGCAGGTTCTATTGTAACGTATCTTCGCCGGTACAGCCTGGCTTCAATACTGGGTATCTATTCAGACGAAGACGGTGACGGCAATAAGCCAGAGCCAACGCGCAAGCCAACCAGGGCAAAGCCTGAAGCCAAACCCAACGATGACATCATGACTATTGAACGCGCGGTCGCTATTGAAAACAGCGAGGGTGTGAAATATGGCGATATTGCCAGCGACACCTTGCAGATGATGGTGATCGGCATCAATAAGGGTTTGCAGAACGGCGTGGATGACGAAAAGCGAGCCGAGTATCTCGAAAAGAAACAGGCTATTGGCGTCATTCTCAAAGCCAGAGCGAACAAGGAAATTTAGGCGCGGGTTTCCTCCTCCTTTTCCCGCGAGCCCGCCAGTCGGCTTTGTAGGCTGGCAGAAAGACTGAGATGGACAAATATATGTTAGGGGAAATAGCCGCAAAGTACAGGACTCTTTACCAAAACGCAAAAAAACTAATAGCAGCTGCGGAACTTGAATGGTGTCCTAATTGTAAGGGCAAGGGTGTTATTGACCCGATTGAAAACACGCCTTACAAGTGCAACATGTGCGACGGGCGTGGTTGGATTAGTGGTTACATCAAAAGGATGGATTGAGATGGACGAAAAGAGAAATTGCGCAAGTTGTAGTTACTTCGATATGGACTTAGGCAAACCACGTGGACAATGGTATTTCTGCTCTCTGCATAAGGAATACATTGAAGATGACAGCCAGGCTGAAACGTGTCCTGACTTCTGGAAAATCTTTACTCCGAAACCAGAACGTAAAGGGGTGGAACAATGAGAACCCCTGAGGAACTTGGAAAGTTGATTTTCGAAGTAACAGACGAACGGGCTTGTTTAGTCGCTTACGACATCTTTTATCACAATTACAAAATCGGAAGACTTGATCTTGTTGGAAGTGAGTTTTTATTCACAACTGAATGCGGAATATGGGTGGACTTAAAAGAGTTGAAACAAATTCTTGAAAAGATGGAAAAAGAAACCGAGAAAATAATATGAAACCTAACGACTATTACCGCTTGAAGTCCGCAGAGATCACAGAAGCCGACGTAAGGCTGGTTGCCGCTTGCATGAGCGACCACGTTGGCGAAGAGAACGCTGTCAGGCTTGAGGCGCTGGTGACACGGTGCGGACTCGGTGAGCGCCAGGTACGCGACATTCTCGAAACGCTGGTGAAAGCGTACAAGTGGCCTATTGGAGCGCACGCCGGAAAAGCTGGGCGCTTCATCATCGCTAACGACAAGGAACGCTGGCATGTCGCAAATGAGTTATTGAGCCGCGAGAATGAGTTGCGGGCACGAAGGCGCATCATCGAACAGGCTCACTTGCCGGCGAAGTTGGAGCTGGATAAGCAAGTGCCACAACTGGGATTGTTTTAGGTGGATAAAATGGCGACCAACAATTATTGGATGAAACTCTGGTTTGACATACTTCGTGATCCCAAAATGGGTATGTTACCAGACCGGTTATGGAGGCGCGTTATTGAGCTGTTTCTGATAGCAGGGCAACGTGGTGAAGAAGGCTTACTGCCAGACGTTCCTGAAATTGCATGGCAACTAAACCGCTCAGCACAATCAATAACTAACGACCTCGAAAAGATAAGAAAGACTGGAATTGTTGACATCAATGTTGACGGAGTTTGGTACGTTACAAACTTCAAAAAACGTAACGCTCCTGTTGATTCTGCAAAACGAATCAAGGATTTTAGACAGCGGGAACGTTACGAAAAAGGTAACGTAGATGTAACGGAAGTGAAACGAGAATGTAACGCTACTGTAACGAATCGTTACCAAGAAGAACAGAAGAACAGAAGAACAGAAGAACAGATAAAAGATACTACTACCGGTACTACTTTTTCAGACGTTGCAAAAGCCTATGAAGATGTTTGTGGAGTTCTAAATTCAGTTACCGCTGACAAGCTGAAACTGGCTTACAGCGAATATGAGCCTTCCTGGATTATGGATGCTTTGAAAGAGACGGCCGTGCAGAATAAGCGTTCTTGGGCTTATACGGAGGCAATCCTGAAACGCTGGCAAAAAGAAGGCCGCAACTCAAAGCGAGCGCCGGTGAAAGCCGACGAGCGTTCTGCTGACACGTTCAGGCAGTACCGGAAGGCGGTGGGAGCGTGAGCGACAAAATGTGCGCGACTTGTAAATATTTTCAAACTTCAATCAGGCAGCCGCAGGGGTCTGGTCAGAAAGAGTTAGTCATGACCTGCCGCAAAGGGCACGTTCCTATCGCGTGGTTTAGCGGTAGAGAGTGCGAAGACTATCAACCAAAACTATCAGAGACACAGGAGCAAAAATGTACCAAAAACTAATTATTATCGGCAATTTAGGTTCAAACCCCGAACAACGCTTTACACCTCCCGGCGATCCCGTGACGAGCTTCAGCGTGGCAACATCGCGCAAGTACGGTGAGAAAGACGAGACGACCTGGTTCAGAGTGAGCGTGTGGGGCAAGCAAGCGGAGTCGTGCAGCAAGTACCTCTCGAAGGGCAGCAAGGTGCTGGTCGAGGGCAGGTTGCGCCCTGACGCAAGTGGCAACCCGACCGTGTTCCAGCGCAAGGACGGCACTTGGAGCGCGAGCTTCGAGGTGACAGCGGAGAACGTAAGGTTCTTAGACGGCAAGGCTGACAGCGAGCCTGCTGGGTTAGACGTGCCGTTTTAGGAGGATGAGATGAGTAAAGAGTTCAAAATAAATCTTCTCGAAGAAATGGATTTGCTTTATGCCAAGATACACAGACTCGAAGACGTTTGTGAACAGGCAAACATTATGCTGAATCAGCGAGATGAAATCGAAGAGGGGCTTAACAAGCGCATTGCCGAGTTTGAGGAAAAGCAACGCTGGCGTGTTGTTGCAGATGGAGAGTTGCCGGAGGTGTATCGGGATGAAGACGGCGAATTTATACCCTTTCTTGTTTGCGAAGGAGACGGAGACCGCCCATTCATAGCAATGTATGGCGGTATAAACTGGCATGCTGGAATATTTGTGCCTGACATCACCCACTGGATGCCCTTGCCAGAATTGCCGGAGGTGCAGGAATGAACGCGCTTAAACCTTGTCCGTTTTGTGGTGGGGAAGCCACCGAGAACCGAGACATATCAAACTCTATTTACTGCAAGAAATGTTTTGCAGAGATTGATACAGACTGTGTAGACTGGAACATCCGCCCGATTGAGGATGCCATTCGTAAGCGCATTGCCGAGCTTGAGGCGCTTGTTAATGTGTCGGAAGGTCTTTACGAGCGTATCTATGAGCAAGCAGCCCGCATTGCCGAGCTGGAGGGGAAAATAGCCAGCTTGAAAGACAAGCACTATGAGATGGCAAACGAATTGGAGGGCAAGAGGTTTTTCACAGACACCTTGTTCTACGATATTTATCGCTTACAATCCCGCATTACCGAGCTTGAGGCGGAGAATGACCAACTTACCGCTGATAGCACAGACGAGCGGCAAGATGATAAATGGATTCCTGTAAGTGAGAGGTTGCCGGAGGATGGCGAGGTAGTTTGGCTTTGGGATGGCAAATATATTGGCATGGGTTATTACCTTGTTTTCGCGGGACAGTTTATGGACAGAGACACTCCGTTAAGACCGATAAGACCATCCCACTGGATGCCGCTGCCAGAGTCGCCTAACGATACACAAACGCAAACAGTTGTGTATCGAAAGGAGCGTGAGGAATGACCTTCTTATCCGGTCTGTTGGTCGGCTTATTCATCGGCACGATAGGGGGCGTGCTGGTGATGTATATGATGAGCGTTGCGGGTGGAGGTGAGGAAGAGTGAGCGCATCAATATTGAGTTGGATTTTGTCGGCGAATTCCCTGATCTCGCTTTGGCTTGTTGGCAATAAAAACAAGGCGGGATTTATTCTTGGACTGGTAAATCAAGCCCTATGGGTTTGGTATGCACTTATGCTGAAACAATACGGGCTGTTGGTCGGTGTTATTGCCTACACGATCATCAACTATCGTAACTTGAAAAAGTGGAGTAAAGAATGACGTGGAGCGGTGGGCTTGCCGAATGGATCGAAGGCGATACGGCTTTTGTGTCGGTTGCTTTTTCGTGGAGAGCCAATGATGCCTTGATGCGTTGTTCGTGGCTGAATGCGGAAGGCTATAAAGTCAGGGTTGGTGGATCAGGATTGGTGGATCGTCACATACGTGAGCAATTTGCGGGCGTGGCAGAACTCGGCGGCGAAGTTGACGCTATCGTTCACCACAATCCAGATGCTACATTCGCAAGTCGAGGATGTCCGATGAATTGCAGTTTTTGTATTGTTCCTAAAATGGAAGGCACAAAATTCACATTTATTCCAGATTTTACACCACGCCCAATACTTTGTGATAACAACGTTTCCGCACTACCAGGGGGCTACCAGGATCACATTATCGAACGATACAAAAAATTCAACGTCAGGCTTGACGACATAAATTCAGGGTTTGAGCCGCATACTTTTGACGAATCAACTTATGCCAGATGGAAACCGTTTTATAAGGGCGCGTGGCGGTTTGCGTTTGATGAAATGAGAGAAGAAAAACAGGTAAAAAATATGTTCAGAATTTTAGGAAATGAACCAGCAGGGAAAAAGCGGGTTTATGTTTTGATTGGCAACGAACCGTTTGAGCAATGCTTCGAACGGGTAATGAAAGTTATTGAGTGGGGCGGTGAACCTCACGTCCAACCGATGATACCACTTGGTGCAATGACGAAAATGCCAGTTATTCAGTTCGATTGGAGTTTGCAGAAGTTGAAAGACTTGGCACGTTGGTCGAACAGGTGGATTTGGCGCTCCGTCAAATTTGAGGATTACAAGGTGGCAAAGTGAGCGCGTCCCAACTTGAAGCAGAACTGGCATTGCAGATCAAGGCGTTAGGCTTGCCAGAGCCGATTCGTGAGTATCCGGCGATCAAGGGGCGCAAGTTCCGGTTTGACTTCGCTTGGCTTGATCCGGAACATCGCTTGTTGGTCGAAGTCAATGGCGGAACGTACACGCAAGGCGCACATTCTACTGGACAGGGGATTCGGCGCGATTATGAGAAGTGTAATCTGGCTACGTTAGCAGGGTGGCGCGTGCTCTCGTTTGACGGCAAGTCGGTCAAGTCGGGTGAAGCGGTCGAAGTGATTAGACAGGCGTTGGAGGCAGAATGAATCTTAGTGATTTGATAAGTGACGAGGATGTAGACAAGCGCATCGAAATACAAGAGGCTATCGGACGGCTCGGTCACACCGACCGGGCTGTTCTGTATCTGTGGGTGATCGGGTACACGCAAAGAGAAATCGGTTACATATTTGGGTATTCGCAAGCCAGAATAAGCCAAATACTCAAAAAAATATGCAAAGAATAGTCTATATCTACGCTCTGGTTGACCCCAGATATGAAAAGGTTAGATATGTGGGTAAAACTATAAATTTACAAAATAGATATGAGCAACATCTTTATTGGTCTGATACCGTTTCCCGTCCGCCGCAGTTGTTTCCATTTTGGAAACAACTGAATCCTCGCTCAGTTCGCCGGATAAAAGGTCTTGCAAAACACGGATTAAAACCAGAATTAGCTATTCTGGAACAATGTAATCAGAGCAACTGGGAAGAGCGAGAAAAATATTGGATTGCATACTATCGTGGAGTTCACTCTGATTTAATTAATATTACTGACGGGGGTGATTCTGCTTGGGATAGCCTAAAAGCCAGGAACGCAAGAGTAAAAAAGTTCGCAAAAGAAAATAATTTGGAACTGAAAAGGTGTTTTATATGTGGCGGCTTGACAATATCCCATTTAGAAATCTGTAAATATTGTCTGCAAAAGAACTTCCCTGATTATGAAGATACTGAATGGTATAAGTTTTTAGTTCGTGATGATAAAAGATTCCGATGGATGTTGAAGAGTGAACAAAAATTTATAAAAAGTCTCTGCCACTCCATAGATTATAGGAGCACATTGATGGTGAGATATTGTGTTTGTGGAAAACGAATACCACACAACAAGCAGCTGTGCGCCAGCTGCATAGAGAAATACGGCAGCGATTCGTCTAAATGGGACGAGTGGTTGGTTGTTTGGATGCGAAGTTATCAAGCTGAACTTGATTCAGAAAAGAACAACCACAATCTCTCAATTGATGTGGATGGAATAATCGTAGAGCCAAAGCCGCAATTCAAATTGAACGGCTGTCGAGAAGAAACACATTTGTATGAGGATAGACATAATCATTAACTCGGAGGCTTGAATGGAATTTGACGTAACACTTTTAGGAATCGTGATCGGAATGATGGTACTGGCTAACCGCTTGGTGGCAATGTTAGTCACGCCGATTTTCGATAAGTACGGCTGGGACAAGTTTTGGATGGCTTATCCGGCCTGGATTCTGGCAGGCGTGTTCGTTTGGTTTACCGGCGTGAACTTGTTCGCGACATTTATTCCGAACCAACTTATCGGTCAAATTCTGACTGCTATTGTTGCAGGGGGCGGGTCAAACTTGCTCCACGATCTAACCGACAAGCCGAACAATCTGATTGCCGTTTTTGATGCTCTCGAAAAAGACGAACCGACTTACTCGCTGGACGAAGTTTCCGAGATGGTTGACGACGACGAGGCTAACGGATGAGCGAGAACGTCTGGATCGCAATCGTAGCAGCGGTGCTGGGCGGTGGCGGCTTGGGTGCGGCTGTTGTGAACGCGCTTGCTAACCGCAAGAAAATCCAGGCTGACTGTGTAGCAACGCTATCGTCCGCATACGAAACACGCCTAAACGCGCTCAACAAGCGGGCGGACGAGTTAGCAGCGAAGGTGGATGTCTTAGAGGCGCAAGTCAGTGGCTTGCGTTCTGCATTGTCAGACAGGGAAGCAATGATCGTGAATTTGCAGCAGGAAAATATTGATTTGCAGGCGCAAGTGGACAAGTTGAGCAAGATGGTCAACAACAAGGACCGCCGAATACGTGAAC